ATGAGAGCTGTAATCTGTAAAAGCCTGGATTGTTTTCGTCCTCGCCTTCTACATAATCCCAAGACAGAGCGGCATTATTTACATAGTCAAAAAAATCCTCGTATTCGTGGAAATAATCGCCCTTATGTTTATCAATAACTTTTAAAGCTATTTGCTCGCCCTCTGTTGCGTTGTCATACTGATTAAAGTAATCATTCGCTTCTTGGTATGTTTGCTCAACCTTGTTGAACTCGTCTCTTACTAACTCTTTACAAGTTGGTTCTTTGGTTAATGTTGTCATGTTAGTTACCTCCTAAAGTAATATAATTTGTTCTAACGTGTAATAGTGTAGCACAAAGAAATCTTAAATATCAAACACTTAATCAAAAATACTTAGGGTTTTCATTAAGTATGCTGTAGAATAGAGGGATAGAGAGCATAAAAAAAATTCAATTATGGAGCAATTTTTGACTAAAAACGACAAGAAACCACCTAAAAAAGTGGGTAGAAAGTTAATTAATTTAGATTTGGAGCAAGTAGAAAATTTAGCTTCCAGAGGTTTGGGAACTACTCAAATAGCACGTGCAATGGGCGTTTCATGGTCAACTATAGACCGTTCCAGAAAGCGTTCTGCTGAATTTGAGGAGGCTTTAAAAAGGGGGAAGGCGAAAGGACTAGCACAAGTTACCAATTCCTTGTTCACTTCGGCAACTGATGGCAACGTGACCGCCCAGATATTTTATCTAAAGAACCAAGATCCTAAAACATGGAAGGATAGAGTCGAGAACGTCCACGCTACTATTAATTTGAATGATGTTTTATCTGGTGCAAAAGAACGTATTGGCGACAATATGGCGACAATTAATAAAACTAAAGTTATAAACGCTGTTAAATCAACGTCTACAGACTTGGACAAACTGGTAAATAATCAGGACGATATAAAGAACGATAATAATAAGGGCGGATAGTTCGCTATCAGTAAGGGTTGCCCACAATCTGACAATCAAATGCTCCGATTTAAAACGATTGACCCCCCCTTACATTTTTTCGCACGGGTATATTACGTGTAACTGTTGAACTAATTTTTTTTAATTTTTTTTGAGTAGAATATGAAAGAGGTAATAAAAGGAATAATAGAAATCACCACCATAGCTGGACTTGGTAATTTCCTACTATTCATTATTTTGGTAAATATATGAAATACGGTGCTGAAGCTGAACAACAACTAATGACCGAAGTTTGGTCGCCTCAAGTTGCTGATGATCCATACAACTTTGTAATGTTTATCTTCCCCTGGGGACAGAAGGACACCCCCCTCGAAGAATTTACAGGCCCAAGAGAGTGGCAAAAAAATGTTTTAAAAAAATTATCAATAAACATACAGAGAAATAAAGGCGAAATTAATCCAGAGATGTTTAGACTTGCTGTAGCTTCAGGTCGTGGAATAGGAAAGTCCGCCTTAGTTTCATGGTTAATCCTATGGATGCTGTCAACCAGATTAGGCTCAACCACTATTGTAACTGCTAACACCGAGCAACAGCTTAGATCAAGAACATGGGCAGAGTTAGGCAAGTGGCTAACCCTAGCAATAAACAGTCATTGGTTTACTAAAACTGCTACCACCATAAAACCAGATGGTTGGTTTGAAGAAGCACTCAAAAGAGACTTAAAAATAGATACAGGTTACTACTACGCTCAAGCACAGTTATGGAGCGAAGAGAACCCTGACGCTTTCGCTGGTATTCACTCATCCTACGGAGTCTGCCTAATCATGGACGAGGCATCAGGTATTCCCGCACCTATCTATTCTGTCTCCGAAGGTTTCTTTACAGAGCCTACAGAAAATCGTTTCTGGTGTACCTTTTCTAACCCTAGAAGAAACACAGGGCCTTTCTACGAGAGTTTTACATCCAAGCGTAAGTTCTGGAACTTAGAACAAATAGACTCACGTACAGTCGAAGGTACTGACCAAAAACTATTCCAGACTATGCTCGAACAATATGGTGAAGATTCTACCGTTGCTAGAGTAGAAGTAAGAGGCGAGTTCCCTAACGCTGATGATGATTCAGTCATACCAATGGAACTGGCAAGAAACGCTGTCGATAGAGATGTGGCACTAACAACCAAAGCACCTATTGTTTGGGGATTAGACGTTGCACGTTTTGGCGGAGACAATTCTGCACTATGTATAAGACAAGGCAACACTGTTCTTGAAATTAAGACTTTTAAATCGATGGATTTAATGCAATTATGCGGTGCAGTTAAAAACTTATATGACGACAGTACCGTCATGGAACAACCACAAGAAATACTTATAGACGTAATTGGTCTTGGTAGTGGTGTTGTAGATAGACTAGCTGAACAAAACTTACCAGTAAGAGGAGTTAATGTTGCAGAAGCACCATCTACTAAGAAAAACTATTTGAACTTAAGAGCTGAATTATGGTTCGCAATCAAAGATTGGTTGGTGCTGCGTAATTGCCGACTTCCTAATGATGATGAGCTTGTATCAGAATTGGCAGCACCTAGTTATAAATATACATCAACTGGAAAAATAAAAATAGAGTCAAAAGACGAAATGAAAAAAAGAGGTGTTAAGTCTCCAGATAAAGCTGACGCACTTGCACTAACCATGGCAAGTTCCGCTGCAAGTTTTAGTGGTGGCGAGAACTTTTTAGGGTATAATTTCAAGAAACCCTTGACATCAAGAATAATCAGAGTGGGATAAATTTATGGAATACGACAAAGATCAAGAAATCGAAGAGTTACAAGTAGAAAATTCTTACAATGAAGAAGAACTACAAGGCGTACTTAAGTCCGAAATGGATGACGCTAAAGACTTTATCGACCAGATAGACGAGGACAGAGCTGACGCTACTGACTACTATCTTGGAAACTCACCAACATCACAAAGCTCTATGCAATCAGAGTTTGTATCAACCGATGTTAGAGACAGCGTGTTGTTCATGCTGCCTTCTATCATGCGTACATTTTTTGGTACTACTAAGATAGTAGAGTTTATACCTCATGGCCCAGAGGACATACAACTAGCCAAACAACAAACAGATTACATCAACTATGTTATCCAACAAAAAAATCCAGGATTCAAAGTTTTATATGATGCGTTCAAAGACGCACTCATTAGAAAAACTGGTTTTGTAAAAGCCTACTGGGATGACAGCATTACTGCATCAACTCACGAATACACAGACATTTCTCCAGAATCATACCAAGCTCTAACACTTGACCCTAACGTAGAAGTCATTGAAGAAAAAATTGAAATGCAAAGCATTACATTTATGAATCCTGAAACTGGCGAAGAGATGACACAAGAAACTCCAGCTAGTTACGATGTAAAAATTAGAAGAATTAAACCTAAAGACCAAGTGGTAATCGAAGCAGTACCAACAGAAGAAGTGTTAATTTCAAGACACGCTAGAGACTTAAATACTTCTCCATACGTTGCACACAGAATGGTTAAGACCGTAAGTGACTTGGTTGCTATGGGTTATGACAAAGAACAAATGGAAGAGTTCGCTGGTTCTGGAACTACAGTCGATGAAGACTCATACGACATGGAACAAGCAAGAAACCCATACGCAGATTTTACTGGTGTTGATAGAGCAGACAGTAATAGTAAAAGTGTTCTCTATGTAGAGCATTATGTTTTTTATGATTTAGATGGTGATGGTATAGATGAAAGGATTAGAGTATGCACTGTAGGGAATGGATTAAATATTGTTAATTCAACACCCTGGGATGATTTACCTATTACACTCTTCTGTCCCGATCCAGAGCCTCATACCTCCATTGGCTCATGCCCAGCGGACTACTTGATGCCTATTCAAGCGGCTAAATCTCAGATAATGAGAGACACTCTTGATAGTCTAGGCCACGCCATCTTCCCAAGAATGGGTATAGTAGAAGGACAAGTCAACATTGATGACGTTCTTAATACTGACATAGGACAACCAATAAGAATGAGAGCACCAGGAATGGTTCAGCCTTTCTCTGTGCCTTTTGTTGGTAAAGAAGCCTTCCCAGTATTGTCTTACTTAGACGAAGCAAAAGAAAACCGCACAGGTGTTTCTAAGGCTTCCGCTGGACTAAACGCAGAAGCATTACAATCTACAACTTCCGCAGCTGTATCGGCTACTATGTCTGGAGCTCAAGGAAGAGTAGAACTTATCTGTCGTCACTTTGCTGACGGTATGAAAGATTTATTTAAACTTGTAAACTCACTTGTTATCAAGCACCAAGAAGGTCAAGACATGATGAGACTTAACAACGAGTTTATTCCTATTGATCCTAGATACTGGGATGCTGATAAAGATATGGTAATTAATGTTGGTATTTCTAAAAACTCTGACGAAGAAAAGTTCCAAGTCCTAACAGCACTATCACAAAAACAAGAACAAATATTACAAACTCTAGGCCCTAACAATCCTTTGGTTAATTTACAGCAGTATGCAAACACTTTAACTAAAATGATTGAGATGGCTGGATTTAAAGATGCAACAACATTTATAAATACAACTGTACCTCCAATGCCTCCGCAACCACAAGAACCAGCTAAACCTTCTCCAGAAGAAATGTTGGCACAAGCCGAAGCAATGAAGGCACAGAACTTAGCACAAAAAGCTATCATTGATGCAGAGACAGATAGAATGAAAATCATTATGGATGACGACAGAAACCGTGATGAACATGAAGCTGACTTAAAAGTTAAGATTGCAGAATTACAAGCTAAGTATGGTGCTCAAATAAATGTAGCAGAAATAAATGCAATTATGGAAAGAGATAGAGAAGCGATTAGACAAGTAGCAAAAAACCAATCACAAGGAATGTTTACTAATGGCAACAACCCACCAATCGGATAAGATTTACGACTTAGAATTTCTTGACGGAGATTTTATCTATGTTGGCTCTGACATAAAAGCTAAAAACCTAGAAGAAGCAAAAAGAGTGGCTATGATATTTTTACAGATACCACACGACTCAGAGCTTATATCTTCTAAAGTAACTTTAATACACTAATGAAAAAATATTTAATTAAAACATGGGAATGGCTTGACTCTTTAATGAAACCAAAAAAAATTATTAAAAAAAGAGGAAGACCAAGGAAAAAGAAATAATGGCAATAACTTATAGAGGCGAAAGGTTCTCTGGTTATAACAAACCTAAAAGAACACCTAATCATAAAACCAAATCACACGCTGTTCTAGCAAAGGTTGGTGATGTCATAAAACTTATTCGCTTTGGTCAACAAGGCGTTAGCGGTGCTGGTAAAAATCCAATGACTGCTAAAGATAAAGCAAGGAAGAAATCATTTAAGGCAAGACACGCCAAGAATATTTCTAAAGGTAAACTGTCTGCTGCTTACTGGGCAGACAAAGTAAAATGGTAAGGAGATACTATGTCACTATATGAAAATATAAATAAAAGAAAAAAAGCTAAAACAAGTAGAACTAAAAAGAAATCTACTATCACTAAGAAAGCCTACGCAAATATGAAAGCTGGTTTTCCTAAAAAGAAGAAGAAATAATGAAAGGCGTTAAACATTACAAAAGAGATGGAACTGAACACAAAGGCAATTCTCACAAAATGCCTAACGGACATTTACATTCTAATAAAAATCACACTGCAACAAGTGTAAGGCTATTTCATTTTAACGAATTAAGTGAAACAGCTAAGAAAAAAGCTAAAGGCAAAAAGTAACTTGTCTTACTTACTTGGTAAATATTTAGAATGGTCTTTTAAAAGAAAAGCAAAGAAACTTAATAAACATTTGCATGAATACAAAAACAAAGAAACAAAGAAAACAGACAGTTAATTCTTTGGCTAAAATACAACAACTATATAAAAATAAAAATGATAGAAAAACTAATAAAACCAGTAAGCGAACTTCTTGATAAGTTCATTCCAGATGCAGACACAAAGCAAAAGATTGCACATGAAATTGCAACCATGTCTGAAAAGCACGTTCACGAAATTGCTAAAGCACAAATAGAAGTAAACAAACTTGATGCTAAAGGCGACTGGTTTCAATCATCATGGCGACCAGCTACAGCATGGATTTGTGTATGTGGTTTTGCTGTAAACTTTTTAATCAGTCCACTCGCTGCTCCATTTGGTATTGTCGTACCACAAGCAGACACCTCAACTATGTTACCTGTACTCATGGGTATGCTTGGTCTTGGTGGACTAAGATCATACGAAAGGGTCAAAGGCGTAGGGAAATAATGTCTTGGGTAAACTTTAAAGAAGAAGAGTTTTCTTGCAAACACTGTGGTAAAAATGGTATTTCACACGAACTAATAAATAAGTTACAATCACTAAGAACAGAGCTGGATTTTCCCTTTATTATAACTTCTGGGTACAGGTGTGAAGACCACCCAATAGAAGCAAAGAAGAAAACTCCAGGAACTCATGCAGAAGGCCTAGCAGCTGATATATATGTAAGAGGAGATAAGGCTCTACAAATAGTATCGAAAGCTAGAGATTATGGATTTACTGGTATTGGCGTAAACCAAAAAGGCGACTCTCGATTTATACACTTAGATATTTCAGAAGAAAAACCAAACAGACCAAGACCACACATTTGGAGTTATTAATGGACAACCCTATTTTATTTTGGAACGCAATCATTACGTTGGTGTATGTTCCTATTATCTATAGTATCCGTACTAACGCAGCAGATGTTAAACGAGTTGAAATACTTGTTAATAAAACCAGAGAAGAAATTCCAACACGCTACGCAACCAAACAAGACCTCCATTTAGACATGCAAAGAATTTTCGATAGATTAGACAAATTAGACGAAAAAATTGATAAACTAATAGCTAACTAGGAAATAATTATGCCAATAACATACGACCCAGAAGAATATATCGCAGCATTAGGCGACCTAACACCTTTAGTCAATCAACCTGGAGGCTACCAAGGAACGATTGATATCTTAAACCAATTTGCAGGGAACAAGGGTAGTGGTAGCTACAACATTCCTAATGGTGGATTTACTATGCCAACAACAGTATCTCCTTTTTCAAGTGGATTAAACTATGCTCAATCAATAGCTGGTGGCCAAAACGTACCTAATATGATTGCACCAGGTATAAGTTATTCAGCAGAACAACCAGGTGGTTATACTCAAGCAGACTTAAATGGCACACCACCACCTCCACCACCTGTATACAAAGAACCTGATGATCCTAGCTTTTTTGGAACTGGTATCGGTGGCGTAACAATACCTGGTGGCAGAAGAGATAAGATGCCTCCACTAAGAAACATCTTTGGTAATCAAGGTGGCGGACTAGATAACTTCGTACTACCTCCAGGATATAAAGAAGGAAAAATTGGCAATAACCCTCCTAGAGACCCTGCTGTTGGATTAGCAAGAAAAGCTATAAGACAAGACTTACTACCACCACCACCTCCACCACAAGAGTTTGATATAGAGCAGATTACTCAAAATATAGCTGATTCAGGAATAGACTTTACTAACTTGTTTGGTTTGCCACAAGCACCAGACTTATCACAATTTGTAACTAAAGATGATTTACCCAACGGTAGAGATTTTTCTATAGATCAGTTTGATCTTCCAGATTTTAGCGAGTTTGCTCTAAGAAAAGATTTACCAGTATATCAAGAGCCAGACTTATCAGGTTTTGCGAGAATAGAGGATTTACCCACATTCAATCCTGATGAGCTTAGAAAAGATATAATGATGTCTCTACCTGAACAAAAAATGCAAGACTTGTCTGGTTTTATGACACAAGATGATATTAACAAAGCTATAGCTGGTATAGACATACCTTCTTACCAAGCTCCAGACTTGTCTGGTTTTATGACACAAGATGATATTAACAAAGCTATAGCTGGAATTAATATGCCAACTTATGAACAGCCAGACCTGTCTGCGTATGACACAAGACTTGCTGAATTAGAACAAAGTTTAGCAGCATTACAACAACCAACTGGCGGTAGGTTTTCTATAAATCAACCACAAGTAAGAGGGTTGTTTTAAATGCCATCACAAGAAGATATTTTAAATTCAAACGAAGCAGAGTTAATTCTTAAGTCTGATACTTTCACAAACGCAATAGAAGAACTTAAAAATGAATATATAAATTTATGGTTATCATCGAAAGGAGATGATATACATAAAAGAGAAAATTTACACAAAGCAATTAAATTACTTCCAGAAGTCGAAAGACATCTACGCATTATCGTAGAGAAGGGTATTATCACAAAATCCCAATTAGGAAGATTGCACAAAGTTGTGTAAAATTTAGATAAGTATTGTTAAAATATTACTTTACATTTTTAAGGAATGATTATGACCAACAACGCAAAGCCGATTGGTTTACAAACAAACATGCAAGAGACAGAACAATCTTTTGAAAGTTTTTTGACTCCAGACGAGCAACCAGAAAACGAAATACAAGAACAAGCATCGGAAGAGCTAGTCAACGAAGATGAAGTTATCGAAGATAACGAATCTTACGAAGAAGAGCTTGAAGCAGATGTATATGAAGACGAACCTCAAGAAGATCAAGTAGAAGAAGAGGAGTCCGAGCAACCACAGCTATATACGATTAAAGTAGATGGCGAAGATACACAGGTCACGCTTGAAGAACTCCAAAACGGATACAGTCGCCAAAGAGATTATACGAGAAAAACTCAGGAGTTAGCTCAACAGCGAAAAGCTATTGAAGCTCAACAACAAGAGGTTTCTCAAAAAGACGCAATTTATTCACAGTTGTTACCAAAAATGGAAGCGACTTTGAAGGGCGAGTTAGGAAACGAGCCAGATTGGAACGCACTTTACGAAGCTGACCCTATTGCTTATGTCCGTGAAAAAGACATCTGGAATGAGAAAAAGCAAAAGTTAAAATCCGTACAGGCTGAATCACAAAGACTGCAACAAGAGTCTTATGTTGAACAGCAAAAGAAACTTCAACAGTTTGTTGAATACGGAAACCAACAATTGCTTGAACAAATACCAGAATGGCAAGATAACGAAATGGCATCAAAAGAAAAGATGGCAATTCGTGATTATGGTGTTAATGTTTTGGGGTACACACCTCAAGAGATGGACAGCGTTTATGACTACCGAGTTTTACTTGGTTTAAGAAACGCATGGCTACAACATAAGACACAACAAGCGACTAAAGTGAAACCAACTGAAAAGAAAGCGGCAGCTCGAACCGCACGACCTGGCACTTCAAACGTACCCAAGACAACAACTCCTGTGAAGAAAGCACGTCAAAAATTAGCTAAGACTGGAAAGGTTCAGGATGCAGCTAAATTATTTGAACAATTATTATAAACTTTTAAAACATAGGAATTAAATATCATGGCAAAAGTAACAAACGCATTTGATACTTACTCAGCGACTTCTGATAGAGAACAACTGAGTGACGTAATTTATAACATCTCACCACAAGCTACTCCATTTATGAGTGCTATTGGTAAAAATTCAATCAAGAACGTAGTTTTCGATTGGCAAACAGAAACTCTACCTACTGCTTCAGGTGCAGGTCAACTAGAAGGTTTTGAACTTTCAAGAGCAGCTGCTACTGGAACAACTAGAGTTAGTAACGTAGCACAAATCTCATCAAGAGATGCAACTGTAACTGGTTCACAACAGGCATCAGACCCAGCAGGTAAGAAATCTGAAATGGCTCATCAGTTAGCTATTATGGCTAAAGCATTAAAAAGAGACATGGAAACTGCTCTTTGTCAAAAAGGTGCTAAGACAACTGGTTCAGCAACAGCTGCACGTGTAACTGGTGGTTTTGAATCTTGGATTACATCTAATGTATCAAGAGGAACTAACGGTGCTGGTGCTGGTTCAGGTGCTGCTCCAACAGACGGAACTCAAAGAGCTTTAACTGAAGCCTTATTGAAAACTGTATTACAATCTTGTTTCTCAAATGGTGGAGAGCCTTCAATGGCAATCTGTGGCCCTGTAAACAAGCAAGTAATTTCTGGTTTCACAGGTAGAAGTTCAGCTAGACAAATGGTTGATGCAAACACAGTAGAGGCTTCTGTTTCTATCTATGCTTCAGACTTTGGCGAACTAAAAATCGTTCCATCTAACTTCAGTAGAGAAAGATCATTACTATTAGTTGATCCTGACTATGCAAAAGTTTCTTACCTAAGAGACTTCAAAACAGTCGACATTTCAACAATAGGCGATGCTCAGACTAAAATGATTTTATGTGAGTATGGACTAGAAATGAGCAACGAATCTGCTCATGGTATAGTTGCTGACTTAACAACTTCATAAGTTAGTTAGAATTCAGGGAGAGCTTCGGCTCTCCCACCCTTATTTAATATGGCAACAAAACGTACAATCACAGACCACAAGACTGGTTACAAATCAGAGTTCATTACCGAAGATGACAAGCTGGTTTATCATACGACTCAAGATGTTGCTCCCGTCATTGACCATGTTAAGAAACTAAGAGACAATACACTTAAGCCTGGAAAAGATATGCGACACATTGCTGAAGTCCCTATGATTATTTGGCAAAAGGCATTACGCGAAGGTTGGTCACAAGATTCTGCAAAATGGAAAGAGTGGCTCAACAACCCAGACAACAATGTATTTAGAACTTGGCAAGGTAAAGTATGACGTATGCAGAATTAAAAACAGCGATAGCAAATTATCTAAATAGATCAGATTTAACCTCTGACCTAGATACGTTTATTGATAATGTCGAGGCGGAACTTAACAGAAGGTTAAGAACCAAAGACATGATTAAAAGAGCAACTGCTACAGCTGACTCACAATATTTAACAGTTCCAACAGATTGGATAGAGGCAATTAATGTAGAAATTACATCAAACGATTTCAGTCCTTTATTTCAACAATCTATAGAATCATTAGATGTCTATAGAAAATCAAACAACAACTCTACAGGTCAACCAGTTTACTTTGCAATGGTTGATGACTCTATAGAATTAGCACCAACTCCTGATGTAGAATATACCCTACAGCTAACTTACTATGCTAAAATATCTGCATTAAGTGATACCAATACAAGTAACTTTGTATCAGTCTCGCACCCAGATGTTTATTTATATGGTGCATTAAAACACGCTTCTATATTCTTAATGGAAGATGAAAGAATACCAATGTTCACTCAACAGTTTGAGAAGGCATTAGAAGAAATGAGACTCGAACAAGAAAAAGCTGCATTTGGTAAAGGTTCTTTAATGATGAGAAGAAGAACTTACGGAAAAAAACAAAAAAGAAATTATTACTACGGTAATTAATAAAGGAGAATAGAATGGCTGGATTTTCAGATTATTTAGAAAACAAAGTTGTTGGTCATGTATTTGGTGGATCAGCCTATACAGCTCCATCAACATTATATGTAGCATTATATACATCAGCACCATCTGATACTGGTGGTGGAACAGAAGTTTCTGGCGGAGCTTATGCAAGACAAACAGCAGCTTTTACTGTCACTGCTGATACAGCATCAAACACATCAGCTATAGAATATCCAACAGCTACAGCCGATTACGGTACTGTTGTTGCAGTAGGTGTTTTTGACGCTTCATCATCTGGTAACTTACTTGCTTATGGTAACTTAACTACAAGCAAAACTGTTTCTACTGGAGATGTATTTAGATTTAATGCAGGTGCTATAGACATAACTGTAGCTTAATAACATGGCTTCAGTTGGCTATGGTTTTGGTGGATACGGTAAGTCTTACTGGGGAACACCACAATTTGAATTAGCTGAAAGCTCAATCACAGCAACATCAAACCTAACTGCGGTTGGTGTTGTACCTATAACTGGAGAAGCATTAATAACTGCTTCTTCTAGTGTCACAGCAGTTGGACTTGTACCAATACAAGGTGCATCATCTATAACAGCAACATCTGGTCTTACATCAGATGCAGTCATAGTTAAGTTTGGTGCGTCAAACATATCAGCAACATCTAACCTAACCGCTGTAGGTACACAGATTGATATTGGTGGCGTTATTATGGCGGCATCAACAAGTCTTAGTGCGGTAGGCACACAAATTGATGTTGGTGAATCAAATATTACCGCATCTACAAACGTAACTGCTACTGGTGTCTTTATCGTATCAGCGGCAAGTCAAATAAATGCTACAACTAACTTAGATGTCACTGGTTCACTGATTCAGTTTGGCACTTCTAGTATTCAACAAACAAGTGGTTTTTCTGCGATAGGTAGTTTAAAATGGGAAGACCAGACTGTAGCAGATACTATTTACACAGACCAAACACCAGCTACAACAACTTGGACAGATCAGTCCTCAACAAATACTAATTGGACTGACATTGCAGCATAAACAGGAATAAATTATGGCAGATACATTTACAACCAATCTTAACTTAACTAAACCAGAAGTAGGAGCATCTACAGATACTTGGGGAACAAAGCTAAACGCTGACCTTGATACTGTTGACGGATTATTTAGCTCTACTGGTACTTCGGTAGCTATGAACCTAGACGGAGCAGTTATAGACAGCTCTGTCATCGGTGGCACTACAGCAGCAGCAGGATCTTTTACTACCTTATCAGCAAGTACATCTATAACAGGTACACTAGCAACAGCAGCACAACCTAATATAACAAGTGTTGGTACTTTATCAGCTCTTACAGTAGATGATATAACTATTAATGGTTCTACTATTTCTGATGCAGGTGACTTAACACTAGATGTTGGTGGAGATATTAACCTTGATGCTGATGGAGCTGATATAAACCTAAAAGATGCTGGAACTGCTATGGGAAGGCTAGGTCTTGAAAATGGCGATTTGAATATTGCCTCTTCTCAACAAGACTACGACATAAAATTTAAAGGTAACGATGGTGGCTCAATAATAACAGCCCTTACCTTTGATATGTCAGATGCAGGTACAGCTATATTTAATAATAACTTAGTAATACCAGCAAGTATTTATCATACAGGCGATACAAATACTTTCTTTGGTTTTCAATCTGCTGATACTTTTACTGTTAATACAGCAGGTTCAGAACGACTTAGAATTGATAATTCAGGAAATGTTGGAATTGGCACTAGTAGTCCAAGCTCTCTTGGTACTGGCATACCAACTATTGACTTAAAAGGTAATTCTTCATCTCAATCAGATAGGGCAGGAGGTATTCGTTTTACTAGGTATGATGGTACTTCAGGTATGGCTATATATAATGCAGATGGTGCTAGTTATATAGAAAGTCATTCCACATATCCGCTTTTGATTACTACAAATGGCTCTGAACGCATGAGAATAGACTCATCAGGCAACTTGCTTGTGGGTAAGACTAATAACGCACTTGCAAATGATGGAGTTGTTGTTAGAGGTGGTGGTGAAATACTTGCAACAAATACTAGCGACCTTAGTGCTAATTTTAATAGATTAAGTACAGATGGTGCTATTGTTGGTTTTTACAAAGATGGCTCAACAGTTGGAAGTATTGGTGCTAGTGTTGGCGATTTAACAATTTATGGTACAGCTTCAGGTCATTCAGGTTTTCGTTTTACTTCAGGTGGAATAGCTCCAGTTGATAATACTGGTTCTTTATCGGCTGATTCTGTAGATATAGGACAAAGTAGTTGGAAATTTAGAGACATCTACCTTTCAAATACTATAGGTAATGGTGCAGGAGAAGAAATAACCTTTAATAATGCACAAGATTATTTACGTTTTGACACATCAGGTTCAGAACGCATGAGAATAGACTCATCAGGTAATGTGCAGGTGGGTACTACTTCTAATGCATCAGGTCGTCGATTACATATTGAACAAAGCGGAACTTTAGGGCAATTAGGACTTAGAAATTCAGGTGCTACTTCAGGTAAATTGTGGCATGTAGGTCCAAATGGTAATAATCACTTTATACTTTATAATAATTCAATTGTAGGACTTTATGTTCTTGATGGTGGTACTTCTTGGACAGCAGCATCAGATGAAAATCTTAAAGAAAATATTGTAGAACTAACAGGTGCTTTAGACAAAGTTAAAGATTATAGATGTGTTGAATACAACTTAATTTCAGATGAAACTAACTCTAAAAAAATTGGTTTTATAGCACAAGATTGGCAAGAAGATTACAGTCAAGTTGTAAGCCAAGACCCAGATGGTAACTTAGGTATGCAATACACTGAAACAATACCTGTTTTATTAAAAGCTATACAAGAACAACAAACACAGATTGATGCCTTACAATCTGAAATTAACTTACTTAAAGGAGAATAATTATGGCAAATACATATACATGGGATTGTAAAACAGTAGATACATATCCAACACACGACAGTCATTCAGACGTTGTTTACAACGTACATTGGCGATTAAACGCAGAGAGCGATCAACAAGATGCTGAAGGTAATAACTACGCAGCTTCTGTTTATGGCACTCACAGCGTTAATGCAGATGACATATCTAGCTTTGTACCTTTTGCAGATCTTACCAATGACACAGTTACTGGTTGGGTTACAGCAGGTATGGGTGAAGATGAAGTAGCTAGTCTAAAGTCTGGCTTAGATGCTCAAATCGCATTACTGATTACACCAACATCCGTTACTAAAACAATAGGTTAAAAATGGCACTATTGCCTGTAACTCCGCCAGCTGGCATAGTCAACAACGGAACTGACTATGCTAACAAAGGTCGTTGGGTTGACGGCAATCTTGTGCGTTTTGAAAATGGCTATCTAAAGCCTATCGGTGGTTGGTCTAAACTAAAAACTACAGCACTAGACGGAGAACCTATAGGTATGTATGCCTATAAGGACAACCTAGGTGCTTCTGTTTTAGCTGTTGGTACAAGACAAAAGGTTTATGTTTTATACGACAACACCTGGACTGATATAACACCATCTGGTTTTGTAAATGATGCCTCTAATGATCCTCTTGGTTATGGTGCATACCACTATGATGTAGAAGATTATGGCGATGCTAGAAGTCAATCTGGATTACCTCTTGATACAGGTCATTTCTCCTTTGATAACTGGGGAGAGGATTTAATCTTCTGTTTTTCTGGCGATGGTAAGATATATAAATGGCGACCTGTTTCAGGCGGAACAGCTGATACCATAGGTACAGTTGTAACTAACGCACCAACAGGCTGTCAGGCTGTCCTGGTAACTAATGAAAGGCATTTAGTTGCTATTGGTTCTGGTGGAGATCCTAGGAAGATATCTTGGAGTGATAGAGAAGATAGAAACACTTGGACATCTAAAGCTACCAATACAGCAGGTGATGTACAAATACCTACAGGTGGTAGAGCATTACTAGCAGTCAAATACCAAAACGATGTCATTATCTTTAGTGATACTGGTATAGATAGAATGAGCTATGTAGGCTCTCCTTTTGTTTATGGTATAACCGCAGCAGGTGCAAACTGTAAAGCAGTCAGCAGAAGATCAGTAGTACAAACTGGTAACTTCCTAGCGTGGATGGGAGAAAACTCCTTCTTTGTTTATGATGGCGTTGTGCGTGAAATACCATGTGATGTGCATGATTATGTATATGACCAACTAAACGTACCAGGAAGGAAAGCGTGCTGGGGTGGACATAACTCTAACTTCAACGAAATATGGTGGGGTTTTCCAAGTGGCGCAAGTCAATATAAACCAAACAAATATGTTATCTGGAACTATCTAGCAAACACTTGGTCTGTAGGAACAATGGATAGAGGTTGCTGGATTGACCAAGGTGCGTTTGATTTCCCTATAGCTGGTGACTCAGCTGGTTTTATTTACGAACATGAATCAACAACATTATCTAACTCTCCAAACCTAAATAGTGATGTACCATTTTGTACAAGTGGTCCAATAGAATTAGGTAATGGTGATAACTATGTGCAATGTAACCAGATTATTCCAGACGAAGAAGCAAACACATTGCCAGGTGTAACAATAAGTTTTAAAGGTAAGTTTACCCCATTAGGTAGCGAGACAGACTTTGGCAGTTTTACCTTTGAGAATGATGGATATACTGATGCTAGGTTTACAGCACGACAAGTACAAATGACTGTAACAGGTAGCACAACACAAGATTTTCAAGTTGGTAATATAAGACTAAACTTAAGACAAAGAGGTAGAAGATAATGGATCTATCCTCACAAAGACAATATATACAACGTATAGAAGTAGCACATAGCATACTTACAACTACAGACTTAACAACATTTTACACAGCTCCAAGTGGCGATGACTTTACTTGCGCTGTAATTGAATCTATCTTGGTATGTGACCATGATAATCAGCAAACTAAGATTACCTTTACAGTAGATAATGCAGGTACTACTTACACTATATTTAAAGAATATAACATTACTGCATATGATACAGAGGAGCTTTTAACTAGAAGTCTGTTCTTACATCAAGGCGATGTTGTAAAGATACAAGCAGATCGTGCTGGTAATTTAACTGTTTATGCAAGTATTGTTGAGTATGGAAAAGGCGACT